AATACCCGGAAACCCACATTGATACTGCCTGACGATGATGATCTCGTTGGGCAGTTTTCATGTAGAAAATATGCGTTTGCCGGTGGCAAGCAGAAAGTAGAAAGCAAAAAGGAAATGAAGGAAAGGGGACTCAGGTCTCCTGATGAAGCGGACTGCATGATGCTGACATGCTTTCCGATTGACAGAAAGGGGAGATAGCCTATGGCAGAGAAAGCCGAAAAGAATCAGCATATCGAAGTCAGGGTGTTCGCCCCGACTGGATCACAGGCTCCGATTGCTAAAGCTGATGCATCAGTTCAGCTTGATGCTGATGAGAAAAAATATGCTTCAGATTGGCTTGAGCCAGAACTGGAATTGGATGGACTTGGAACAATAGTGGATAATTCAAATATCCTTCCACAGTGTATTGCTGCGTACAAAAATAATATAGCGGGCTATGGTATTGAGATTAAATATAAAAACGATGATCAGGAAGATACCACTGAAGCAGAAGCTGAGTGGAAAGCATTGGAAGATATCATAAACCTGCTGACGATTGAACAGGACACGAAAGAATTGTTCGAAGATGCGATTGAAGCCAGGGAGCGATATGGAATCGCTTATATCGAGGTGATCCGGGACAATGCCGGAAACGTGACGCAGCTGGAGTTCTTGAAAGAGACTCCGAGCATACGAATGAGCCGGCAGCTGGATCCATACATCGAGGCCACATACTACTACAAAGAGCGTGAGGTAAAGCGTAAGAAGCGGTTCAGAAAATTCAAACAGACCATCGGTGGGACAACGATCTACTTCAAGGAGTTCGGAGATCCAAGAGTGATGGATTTAAGGGATGGGACTTATTCAAATTCCGTACCAAAACAGTATAGGGCGAATGAGCTGTTCGTTTTATCGATCGGCACAGACAATTACGGTAAAGTGAGGTGGATTGGACAGATACTTGGTTCTGATGGCGCACGAAGGGCAGAACATTTAAACTGCAATTATTTTATTAATGGCAGGCATACTCCAATTGCGATTGCTGTGAAAAACGGAACACTAACTGAAAAAAGCTATGCGAAACTTCAGGAGTATATTGAAGGCATCCGCGGTGCAGCTGGACAGCATAAATTTCTGTTACTTGAAGTTGAAGGATTAGATAACGGATTCGATGGAAAACCGGCAGAAATCGAATTCAAGGATTTGGCCGGGATGCTGCAGAAAGATGAATTATTCCAGGAATATATTGAAAACAATCGTCAGAGAGTACAATCATCATTCAATCTTCCGGATCTATATGTGGGATATACCCGTGACTTTAACCGTGCTACTGCTCAGACGGCTATGGAGGTTACAGAGAAGCAGGTTTTCCAGCCTGAAAGAGCATCGTTAGCCTGGGCAATTAATAACAGGCTGCTGAATGGATATAATCTTAAATACTGTGAAGTGTATTTTAAGGCACCGGAGATCACAAACCCGGATGATTTGTATAAAATTCTGACTATTGCCGAAAAGGCAGGTGGGCTCACGCCTAACAAAGCTAAGCAGATAGCTTATGAGGCGATTGGAGAAACTTCAGATGACTACGAGGCAGAATGGGGTAATATTCCTATTTCACTGTTCTCACAGTTAGGAACACAAAGAGAACGTGAAGCACAGATAGGCGAAGATGGAGAACAGCAATTACAACAGAACAGGCAAAATGCTTTTGAACAGAACAAATTGGAAACGGCGAATGATCCTATGGTCCAGATGCAGCTGGATGATCAGATCGAGAAGTCAGAGGCTGCGGGTGATCCTGATGAGGTCATAGCGATAATGAAGTCTGTGCGTTCACTCCTTGCAGAGATACGGAAGCAGGGTGGTGATCCAGAATGATGAGAACTCATATAAATGTATCTACTCTCACAAAAAATGTAGATGAACTGATAGATACGATAGATGTTCTGATCATGAAAGCAGACGAGGATCTGGAAGAAGAACTGAAAGCAGAGGGATATGTTGAAGTAAAAACAGCTGTTGAAACCATAAATGCTTTAGAGGAAGGCTGGACGGCTGCATATAATGCTGACTGTGATGAGTTGCTTGAACAGCTGGAAGAAGCGCTTTCGGTCGATGGATTTGTAAAAAACACCTGGCCCAAATTAAAAGACGAGTCTGATCTGAGGAATGCAATATATGATGTATTTCATGACAGATTTTTCGGTATGCTGGAGAACAGTGTCAAAGGATTCCTTAAGAATGCGGATCCTGCTTTTGCAGAAGTCGGAACTGGTATTTTGTCAGAGCCGGCGAAGGCATTTGTTGAAAGCTGGTCCTCAGATCTGGCGGATCTTATGAACCTGTCCACTAAAAACGATATTGAGAAGATACTGATCAATGGTCAGAAAGAACATTTATCAGTTGCTCAGGTGTCACTCAACATATCAAACAGCGGAATCAGGGATCCTGGATACAAGGCCAGACGGGCAGCGATAACCGAGGTCCTGCGAGCGGAAAGCTACGGGCAGCTGGAATCCATGCTCCAAAACCCTGCCATTCTGGAAAAGGAATGGGAACATACAGGAGCACACAAGAATAAACCAAGACCGAATCATGTAGCCATGAACGGCCAGCGCGTGAAAGTGGATGAACCATTCACTCTAACCGGGGCTGACGGAGCTATATACAAGCCAATGTGCCCCAGAGATTCTAACCTGCCGGCAGGTGAGTCGATCAACTGTCATTGTATGATGAATCAGATCAGAGATCCGAAATGGAATGATCTGACGATCGAGGAAAAGCAGGCAGCAAGGGAACAGAGGATGGCGGAACTGAACGAAGAGTATCAGATGGCTCAATCGAATAGTAATGATTGGTCAGAGACAGTGCCAAGGATAGTTAGCAAAGAGGAAAAAGATAGTATTGTTTCTTATGCACGGGAGAAAGGCATCAATATCGTTGACATCAAGCAGTTTGACGGAGATGCAGAACTTTTCAAATCGCAGATAGCAACAATTGCTGAGATGCAGGAACAGTATAAGGACTTAATACCAAAACAGATCACGGTTACAACAAGAAAACTGGACAGTGATACATTTGCACAGGTCGATAACCATACTATTGTGTTTGATAATCGTGCTTTAAGAAATCGTGAAATTACAGAAATGAATATTCTGGAAGACAAGCACTTTTCATTTTTTGATGCTGAAGGTATAGCCAGACACGAGTGCGGACATTTGATAGCTGCAAAAAAAGGCGGAAACAGTATTGATATTGCGAAGCAGGCATATTATAATCTCAAAGGAGAGACCGTTGATGATGCTGGCATTGTAAACTACCTTCGTGAAAATATCTCTCCACGATCGGTTTTCTACAAAGGTGATGCTGAAGAAGATCTGTTTATAGGGAAATTTAACACTAAGAAATACCAAGAAGTGATTTCTGAGGTTATAGCTAAAAACCCACAAGACGATTTTACTATTGAGTTTATTTCATTGTTGACAGAGGCGGATAAATGATAAGATTAGATTTATCTTGGATGGATAATAAAGATTATCTGGTTTCCGAATATGGAGGCCTTCTTATTAAGCCAAGAGAAGATGCACCGCAGGAAGTCAAAGATAGCTACACTCGATACTTAAAGCAGAAAAAAGAGGCTATCAACAGAGAGAAAAAAGAAAAGATTGTTTTGATCTAAGATCTATCCCTACGGCACCTTCGGGTGCCTTTTTTAATGCCCTGAGAAAGGAAAAATGAAATTGAATATACATCGAACCCAGCACGGAGCGCGAGCCCCGTGTTTTTTATTTACACGGCAAAATCTGAGAAAAGGAGGTACGAAAAAAACATGGACAGAATTGCCAAAGCTTATGCCATGTCCGATGCAAAGATCAGTTTTGTGAGCCTGGTGAATAAGGCTGCCAACAAGAAGCGGTTCATAATCACCAAAACCGAAGATGGTGAGGCGTCATTCCTGACATATGGAACGATCCTGAAAGCAGATCCTGAATCACATTATGTGTTCGGGATTGTCTACGAGCCAATGGCCGAAGACACTCAGGGCAACTATATGACAGAAGAGGAAATCACAAAAGCTGCTTACTGGTTCGCGGAAAACAAGGGCAGTGTTGATCTGCAGCACTCCTTTGAAGCTCTCGAAGGCGCAACAGTCGTTGAATCATATATCGCCAAGTGTGATGAAGAAATCGAGGGCCAGCAGATTAAGAAAGGCACATGGCTTATGACCGTCAAGGTCACGGATCAGGAGGTGTTCGACAGCATCCAGAAAGGTGAGATCACCGGATTTTCAATGGGTGGTGTCGGAACGTACAGTGAGGAGGACGTTGATATCAGTAAATCAGCTGAAGCTGAGGATGCTGAGGATGCCGAAAAGCAGGGCTTTCTCCGGAAGGTAGCAAAGTGGCTGGGAATCCCTGAAAAGGTTGAAAAAGGCGCTGTTAAAGATCGCTTCAACCGAAATTATGTGGCTGAAAATTTCACGAGGGTCTGGTGGGCTTTGAACGACTGTCTGACGGATGTGTGGAATCCCGAAACCCAGATGTGGGGACCGGAAACTGATATGTCCAAGGTTCAGGAAGCACTGAAGGATTTTGTTGACATTGCAACAGATCTGTTCTCCCATGCAGATGAAGACAGCATATTCAAGTGCGCCGATGGCGAGGATATGCCGCCGATCGTAAAGGCCGGTAAGGCCATGTCAAAGAAAAATGTAGAAACATTGAAATCTATCCACGATACGCTGGGTAGTTTCATATCAAATTTTGAAGAAAGTGAGGAAACCGAAGTGAGTAATGAAGAATTGAAAGAAGTTGTTAAGACTGCCGTTGCCGAAGCGGTTGCTCAGGTGCAGAAACCTGCAGATCCTACTCCGGTTGAAAAGCAGGAAGAAACACCGGCACCGCAGGATGAAAAGATCACCAAGTCTGACATCCAGAGCATGATCGATGAGGCGATCCGTAAGGCCGTAACCGAAGGCGTTGACATTCCCGAGGAAGAGCCGGAAGAAGAAACCATGGATGACAAAGTGGCCAAGGCAGTTGCCAAAGCTATGGAACCGTACCTGAAACAGGAAGGTCTTCCGACCAACCTGAACAACATGGACGGAATCCAGAAATCCGAAGATGAACATTATCTACACGGGATTATCTAAGAAAGACAGGAGGTAAATACTATGCCGAACAAACTTTTAAGAAGCAACAGACAGATCGTGAAAGATACGATCACTACAAATACTGTCACAAGCGGACTGCTTACTCCTGGACAGGCGAAGAAGTTCCTTAAGCAGACCTTCGATGCTACTCCGCTTATGGGTGCGATCAGACATGTCACGAAGACCGAGAGAAAAAGTGAAATCGACAAGATCGGTGTTGATCGCAGACTGCTCCGCAGAAAGATCGAGAACGTGGATGATGGCTACAGAGCAAAGCCGAAATTCGGCCAGATCGAGTATAGCTGCAATCCGGTTCGTCTTCCGTGGGAGATCACCGAAGATACTCTCAGAGAGAATATTGAAGGTGAGAATCTGGACAAGCTCGTTACCGACCTCATGACAACCCAGATCGGTGTGGATCAGGAAGACCTGCTGATCAACGGTGACGAGGCAACTCCCGCTACTGATCCGGACTACGATTTCCTGAAGCTTGATGACGGTGTTATCAAGAAGATCTCAACCGGCGGTCATGTGATGGACGTTACCGGAGCTACCGATATGGAACTGGATATGTTCTACAAGACCGTATCCATGGTTCCGGGCAGATTCCTGAATAACGGACGTTTCCGCTGGCTGATGTCTCCGACAAGAGCACAGCAGTGGGAGCTGTTTCTGCTGAAGAAAGTGCTTAATGCAGGCGGAGCTGTTCCGGAATCCCTGTACAACAGCCCGGTTGCGATCCCGTCCATGCAGGTGCCTAGCCTCAGTGATGATAAGATCATCCTTGCTGACCCGATGAACATTGTGCTGGTTAATACCTACAACATGAAGATCCGTAAGGATGCTACATCCAAGGATGCGATCATGCAGGACAAGAGATTTTATGTAGTGCATTTTGACCTCGATACCCTCATTGAGGAACTTGATGCAACAGCAATTATCACAGGTCTGCCGGCGTACTCATTCAACTAATGAAATGAGTTACGGGTATCAGAAAGGAGGAAAACATGCATCATCTCGTGTTAAAAAAAGGCCTCTCCTATTGGGGCAAAGTGAAGGCTGACAAGGATCATCCGGATGTATTTGTTCCGGATGGTCCTGAATATGAAGCAGCGATGGCAAGCGGCTATTTTAAAGAGGAGGGTGATGAACAGCCTGAAGAGGTGGCATTTGAGGAAGAAACTGGTATCGGTGATGAGGATACAGCGCAGGAGTCTTCTGATTCGGCCACAGAACTCTCTAAAATGACCGTAGCGGAGCTCAAGCAGTATGCAACGATTAAAGGGATCCCTCTTGGATCGGACATGAAAAAAGAGGCAATCCTGAAAGCGATAGAGGAAGCTGAGGCTAAGGCAGATCAGATCCGTGCCGGCTTCCGTGAAAAATCATAAAGGAGGACAAAACGAATGAAACCTATGGCAAATGATTTCGGCATGGGCGGTGTTGAGCAGATGTTCTACGCAGGCTCTGTTGCATTTGATGACACGGATGTTGATGAAGGCATCGAGCTCTTCAAAACACCGAACAAAATGATTATCACCAGAGCAGTTGCCGTTGTAACAGAAGCTTTTAATGCTGCCACGACCAACGTGCTGACTGTTGGCGCCAATGATGATGTTAACGATATTCTGGGATCTTCTGATGTAACCGAAGGTACGGAAGGCGCTTATACCAAGAATACCTTTGTTGAGCTTGCAAAGGGCAAAAAGATCAAAGCGAAATTCACGGAAACAGGAACAGCAGCGACCAAAGGCGCAGCTGATATTTACCTGTTCTTCGTAACTGTCGCAGAATAGGAGTCCAGCTATGAAGAAAACATTAATGTGATTTTAGGAGGTGAGGACCGTGGCAACAAGACCGTGGGTGACCCCGGATGAGGTTATTGCATATACCGATATTGCATCGGTGCAGAGCAGGGCATCTGCAAAACTGGCAGTTGACATTTTCAGGGCAGAGCAAAGAGTAATTGCACTCACAAACAACACCTTCGACCAGACGGACGATGATGGTGAGGAAAAATATCCCGAGATTCCTACTGCGGTAAAGACTGCGGTCATTCTCCTGGCCGAGGCATATGCAAAAAGAGTGGCAGACGCTTCCGTAGCAAAAGCGTTAAAGTCGGAGACCTTCGATGATTACTCATATACAACGGAGGCAACCGTCATAGACGAGTCAGACCTTGGCCTTGATGATCTGCTGCGGGATTACATTGAAGAAAATACTGGCTCAGTATTATTCAGGATGAGAGCACTGTAAAGCGGGGTGATGCAATGATATCAGATTATTTTAATGATCTGTGTGACATATACCATGTTACAGAAACGGCTGTGAATGTAGGATATGGTATTCCTTCGTCTTCCGTGATGGACTGGCCGGAGTCCCCTGATGAGACTGATGTATCATGTCATTTTCATGTAAAAAATGGAACGATGCAACTGGATCAGCAGGATCCATATACCGAACTGGATGGAATGATCAAGCTGAGCCTGCCTTATGGTACAGATATCAGAAAGAACGATATTGTGGTGAGCAAAACCAGTGAAAGCATTGAATCGGGGCTTAAGTTCCGGGCGTCAGTGCCGAGGACTATCTGCGGGAAACATCACATGACAGTTATGCTGCACAGGGAAGATGATATGAAGGGGGCGATCTGATGGGATTTGATACATCGGGTTTACAGGACTGGATCGAGAAGATCAATAAAGCCCAAGCGGCACTCAAGCCCGAAGCGGCGGATGCATTGGAAGAGATAGGTGAAACATTCCTGAATATGGTCCAAAGCAATATTAAAGCAGCCAAAAATGTTGATACAAGGCTTATGCTTTCTTCATTTCATAAGGGTAGTGCCAATAATGTCTGGGAACTTGATGAAGGTAGTATTACATTAACTGTCGGAAGCGCTCTGGAATATGCAAGATATGTAAATGATGGACATAACCAGCAACCTGGGAGATTTATACCGGGGGTTTGGAGCGGATCCAGATTTACTTATATACCTGGAGCAAAGACAGGAATGGTATTAAAAGCCTCTCATGTAGATGGATCAAAGTTCTTCGATAAGGCAGAACAGAAGATGCAGCATGAAATGGACAGTGAAATTAAAAAATTCTTTGATAAGTTCTGGAAAAAGTATTTTGGTGGATAATGGAGGGTTTGCAGAATGGATATAACCTTAGAACAAAGCCTTGCATCAGCTGTCCGATTTATTCTGGAGAATGATGTGAATGGTGTAAAACCGTATTTTGAGGATATCCCCGAGGCTTTCTATGTACCGTCTGTGTACTTTCCTGTTCCATATATTGAAAGCAGCAAAGTGACCCTTGGATCATATCTGAACACAATAGCATTTGAAG